CCGGCTGTAAAACCAGTAACAAGAAATGTTTCTGCTGATCCTACTGTTATTACTTCCCCAATCTTAAAGTTTGGGCTTGCTGCACCTGATAAGGTCATCGTGTGTTTTGCCCAAGCTAATGTAGATAGATCTACTTTCTTAACATCTGATTCTGATGCATCTGAAAAAAACTTAGCAATATATTTTTTTTCGTCATCACGTAGTACTTGCGTCTCTGCTGCCATCTTCTACCTCGTTACTTTCCGGCTCTTTCGAGTCTGTCTGCGTTTTGTTTAAAAAAGTTTTAGCGAATTCTTGTTTTTTTCCTTCTAATGATACCATCACTTTTTGTTGTAATACATCACCTATTGCTGTCTTTACACCTTGTGCATCACCTTTAGCCGATAATGCTACGATATCACCAATTGTAGTTTCATTAGACATAAAATTCCTCTATTGTTCTATTATATTTATACTATTTATAAATTTTACCCAGATATAATCTTTAAATCTGGTTTATTTGCTGCAGGATCAAATTCCCATTGTTGGTCTTCAGCTTCACCACCTCCTGCTTCAGCCTTTTCTGCTGCAATTTGTTCTTTCATATCATCAATTTCTTCTTGAGTTAATTTAAGAATGTGTTTATTGACATATTCTTGTGAGAAGAATTTACCAACAACTTCATCTCTATATCCCATATCATTTACCAACATACCTAAACGTTCTCTCATCATGGTTGCTTGTTGTAATTCTGCAAAGTGAGAATCAGTTTGCCATTGATATATTACTTGGTCTTTTATGACCAACCAATCTTGTGAAGAAACAACTCCCTTGAGAAGTAACTGTTTTTCAAGGAGATCATTAAATAAATGATTAAATCTCGCTCTTAATCTTTCAATGAAACGAGTAAATTTTACTTCATCTCTTGAAATCTCTTCTGCTCTACCAAGTATAAAACCAGAATCTTGTTCTAGTCTAGAAGGGGGAACATTAAGTGCTTTGTATAATTTTGTTTTAAAGTATTCAACATCAGCTAACTCACCAAGATTCTCCCCTCCTGGCAAAGTTGAAATTTCTGTACCTCTACCACCTTCTCTACGTGGAAGCCAATAATCTTCCAACATACTCATGTGCTTACGTTCATCCTTGATTTCGCCAGAATTAGAATCGTATACAAGTTTGTTCTTGTATTTGTTCATAATGTCACGTAGATACTGTTCTGCTTTGATCTTAGGTAAGTTACCAACATCAATGTAGAATATTCTACGTTCTGGAGCACGAGAGATACGATAGATGACAACCGCATCTTCGATCATTCGTAACTGATTGAGTGGTTTGATTGCTTTGTGTAGATGACTTAAAACTAGTTTTCTATCTGGATCTAATACACCTGAATGTACATAAGAAATGGAGTCACCTGAAATTTGAACTGTTGTACCCCCAGAAGTTTGTGTAATACCTCTTTCATTAAACATATAATATTCTTGAAATCCGGAAGTATCAATCTCAGCGCCTTCACGGCCTTGAGTAATTTTCGGTTGTCTAATCTTTTTTATTTTTAGGGGATCTATTGGGCGTAGTTCTAATATACCACGTTTGGGATTCTTAGTATCAATGATAATGTGGAAATACAATCTACCATCGACATACCACTTTCGAAACATTTCATAACCAATTTTACGAAAATCAAGCAAACGAACTAGTTCAGCAAATTCGTACTTTATTTTTTCTCTAATATCATCTGATAAGTTAGATTTTTCTAGGCTGATACTGACAGGAGATTCTTCCCTATTTGTAACAATTGCCTCATTAACAACATCATCTATTGCTTGATCACATTCGGGATATGTTGCCATTTCCCTATATTTTCTAATCAATTCTAATTCATTTTTGGCGTAACCCTCTAGATCTACATACGTTCCATACGCATTACCTGTAGGGCCAACTTCAAGTGCACCATCTTCTGGTTCTGGAAGTGCAAAAGATTTTTTATTCTTTTGATCTTTGTCAACTCTTCCTATAGAAAATCCAAATAATTCAACTGCCATACATTCTTCCTAATAGGTGAAATGGGAGCGGATTACCACTCCCATGTAAAACTTTTCTTTCATACTTAAATATATATCAACTAAATCCAACGTTACTTTGTCTAGATTTCCAATAACTAAATTCCCATGTTACACTAAATGTTTGGATATCATTAGTGTCCCATGATAAGGTAATTTCTCCTGAACTTGAAGGCCAAACATCAATAAATTCATAAGATTTAGTCGTTGCTGTTCCCACTTTCGAGAGTTGAGAAACTTTCATTGTTCCAGTATAACTGTTAATGGCTTCAAAACCAGCTTGTCTCTTGTTTGTTTTGTGTGAATTTAATCTTTCCATCCAACTTTCAATATGGTTTCGTATTTCCATTTTTTCATCATTATAAATTTCTGTAGTCAATGTAGCTGCGGCTCTATTACCTGGAATTTGTAAAGGTCTTCCCATATATGTAACTGTAGCGGCCTCAATAGTTGAAGCGGGGAATGTTACTCCCTTACACATGAACTTAAAATCTCCAATAGCGGTCATAGCTTCTGTTCCCTTACTGCCTGTAAGTTCACATTCGAATAAACTTCCTAATGCTCCGCCCTGTTTTAATTTTGAAGTAAAAGAATCAACATTAAAATTTGACATATTATTTCCTCCGAAAGCTAGATTAAGATGATGGGGAAGTCTTTTTTACAAGTACACCCTTCGGCAGCTTCCGTCTTCCCCCATCTGTATAGTATTATTTATATGACTTTATTATCAATTATCTTGCACCGATAATTTCTTCAAATTCTACTCCACTTCGTACTGCAACAAATTGTAATTGTATGAAGTTAATGGAACGTGATGGTTTCACGTAAATATCTCCACGAAATTCGTTTCGATCTACCACATCTCCAGTATTATTACTTTCATCACAGACAACTGCGAAATCTTGAATTCCACCTCTACCTTGAACATCTCTCAAGAAAGGTTCAACTGTTGCTACGAATCTACTTCGTGTAAATGCATCGTTGAATTCAAACAAGAAAGATTTGGCCATATTAGCAATTGATTTTTCTAAAAGAATAAACAATCGTCTTACGTTGATACGATCAAACGCAGAAGGTTTTGCTAATAGAGTTTTATCTCCAAAAAGAAGTATTCCACTTCCTGGCATTGCTGTAACAGGATTAACTCCATTCTTATAAAGTTCATCCCTATCTGTTTTATTTGGATTATATGGAAGTTTAATTGCATTTCTAATATTACCACGATCTAATCCTGCTGGTGACCAGAAAGGATCTCTCGCTTCATCTGTAAATGCACAACATCCTGCGATATCACCATTTAATGGAATATATCGATAGACATCATTGTACTTATCGTACATATACTTCCACCCAGAATCCATAACGGCATAAGAAGAACTAGGCATAGAATTTCTATGACCAACTACATCTGTCGTTTCACTTCCTGCGTTATCTACAACGTTTGCTTGAAGTGGTGAAATAAATGCTACACAATCTTTACGATATTCTGCAATATTATTAATTGCATGAATCTGAGTAGCAGCGTCTGCATCTGCTGTCATTAGAAGTGTTACATCAATTTCTTCAGAATTTTTGAATTTATCTAAACCTGTTTGAATATTACCAGCAGTTGAGGCTGAACCTGCGGCTCCATCTGTTAGACTTCCAGATACGATAATTCCTTTACCATTAAATGTTCCTGATGCTACTCCACCCCATGCGGTTGTTGAAAGAGCGGCATCTACATCACCATCTGCATGATGATCCATCCAACGAACATAAGCTGATTTTCTATTTACCAAATCTTTGTAGTAAATACTTTGACCATCTTCACCTTTTGCTCCGGCGGCTACTGATCCACTATAAGTTTCTACTACTGTATTGTTTGCTCCAGTAAATTCTCCATCTTCATCAACTACGACAACATGAATTTCATCCTGTGATCCACTATTTCTTGCACAATGTGCTGAAGTAACTGGCTCACTATCGAATGAGTCTGCATATTCCCATCTTCGTGACCAAGTGTTAGCCGAAGCGGCTGAAACAAAAGGTTCTGAAACTGTTAATACAGTATTACTTGTAATTGAAGAAACTTTTCGTTCTTCGTTAGTTCCTACAAGTTTAATTAAATCACCTACAGTTACTTGAAGATCAAAAAATGTACTAGTTCCTGTACAAGTAACACCATTAGCACTTGCAGCTATTGTTCCAACCATTTGAGCGGCGGGTTCACCGAATCCTGATCTCTTATGTCGAACCATTGCTCCTGAACCAAGATCTGATCCATATGCACTACGTGCAACTACTGTTGTTGCATTTGTAATTGTTGCTATTACTAATACTTTAGTACCTAATGTAATAGTATCTCCTACACTTAATTCTGTAGTAAATGCTGTGCCTGAACCGGCAAGTGCTCCACTTGATTGTGTCCAAGCAGCTGTTCCTGTTAGAGCAGTATCTGTATTACTATTAAGTGTTCCATCACTATTTGTATTTGCTTTAGAAGCTGCACACATGGAAACTCTTAAACTGTTTCCAAGATCACCAACATATTTTGCTACAAACGGACCATAATCATCATTCTGTGATCCTCCCATATCTGGGTCATAGGTATTTTCATAAGTTTCATCGTTTGCGATATATACTGTGTTTGAGGTCAGCATTGTCGCGTTTTTTGCATCTGATGTATTAGGTGTACGGACTACTTTAAGGTTTCCCGAATATGCGAGATAACTTGCGGCAGTAAAAAATGTTTTGTAAGTGGCAGCATTAGGCTTACCAAAAGTACTCGACAATTCAGATTCATTTGATACTGTTGTTGCCCAATATGAAGGTCCCCACCTAAAAGGACCGGCGATTGCTCCCTCTGTCATAGAAATTTCAGGAACGACAGTCGTTAAATCTATTTCTTTGGTTACAACGCCCGGACTAATTGTAAAAGGCATCTTATCTCTCCTATAATGAGTTGAAAGATTGGTTTCTTAAGGGTATTTTTACCATTGTACTGTTATTTATTATTTTGTAGTTCTCTAAAACCATAAATATTAAGAGTTCTCATAAATAATTCAAGGATTTAGATGGATAAGCTCACATTATTTAATACCAAAAAAATAAAAGACCGATTTCTTAAAAAGGTTGATCTATCAGAAACACATACTAAGTGTCATATCTGGCTTGCTTCAAAAAATAAAACAGGTCATGGTATGTTTTCTGTTATGGGAAAAACTATACCTGCTAGTAGATATTCCTTTATGATGTATAAAGGTGAAGTAGCAGACCATGAAGTAGTAACTCAAACTTGTTTTAATCCTTCTTGTGTAAATCCCGAACACCTTGAATTATCAGACAAAAGAAGATTAGGTAAAAGAATTTCTGTTAATCCAGCTCAATTAGAATCAGGATCTATTAATTTCTTAGTAAGATTAAAGAAAGAAAGACCTGATTTAGTTAATAAAATTGAAGATTTAATAAAAGAAATTAATAATCCACCTACTGAAGTTAATTTTGAAGATATAGATCCCTTTAGTAGTACACCCTCGTAGTTTCACCATCAACTGTCCATACTGTACCTTTATCATCTTTAAAGGATTCTGGTTCTTGGCCATCATCTATAATTCCAAATGGTAACATATCTTGTTCTAGTGTTTCCATTTGTTCTTCCCACATTTTCTTTCTTATATCCATGTTTGTCATCTCCTTAAAATATCTTTGTTGAACAAGCCAACCAAATATCACTAGAGTCATTGCTATATCATCATGAGCACCCTCTTCTGCTTGATAAGTATTATTCTGTAGTGCAAATGTTGTAAGTTCCTTAATTGTATTAAAGTCTGGAATAATTAATTGATCTTGTTCAATCAAGTCTTTCAGAGTAGCACATCCAATTCTCTTAATCTGTTTACTTGTTCTTAATCCTAATTGAATGTTCTTCGCAAATCCACCACCTATTTGTTGTCCTGCTCTACCTCTCATAGTAATAATCATTATGTTTTCGTACTCTAAATCGTAGTGTAGAGTATCAGCAACTTGTGATCCAATATCATTTACTTCAACAAGAACATGAGCACTATTATACTTATTTCCAACATTATAAATTACATTTGGATATAACATAGGTGAAATTTGATTATCTCTATAAACCGCAACTTGTTTATATGGCATTTCTGAAACATCAAATACTGAGAAAGCAGAAAAGTCCACACCTTTTCCTTGTGCAGTATCTGCTACTAATGCGTATGTATGATTCTTTACTGGATGTTCATATACAGTTAAATTATTACTTTCATGTATTGGATTCTTGAACACCATCGTTCTAAGTTTTGATGGAGCAATCAATGTGTAAGTTGATCCCACAAACTCACATTCAAATTCTTGTGTAAACTGTACTTCACTTGTATTCTTGATTGTTTGTTCTTTCCATTTACCATCTCGACCAGGCATCTCTGACCAATGTACTTCGATGGGAACATATTCACTTCGACCCTCTTCCGCTTCTACCCACATCTTATAAAACATATTAAGTCCAAGTGGAGTTGAAACGATTAATACTTTTGTTGATTCACCTGAGGAAATAGTAGGGTAAACTGAAGTGAAGAATTGTTCTGCTATATTTTGAGGTACATGAGCAAACTCATCTAAGAAAATAATATTAAAGGAACTACCACGAACAGCTGAACTAGAGGTTGCAGACGCTATAACTTTAGATCCATTTTCTACTTCAATATTACCTTTATTCCATACAAGTACTCCTTGTTGTAACCATTTAGGTAAATGTTCATAGGCAAGTTGTAATCTTGAAAGAAGTTCTCTTGCTACTGCTCCTTTGTTAGCGAGAATAGCAACGTTGACACTTTCATTAAACAAAATGTAATGAAGAAGAAAAGAAATAATCGTAGTAGATTTTCCTGTTTGTCGTGGCATTTTACAAATCACAAAACGATTATCATTAAACTTATGTATCATATCTTTTTGATAATCATACATTTCAAAAGGAACTAAGCCTTGATCTACATGAATGATTTTGACATAACTACGTATGAAATGTTCAGGATCATCTTTACACTTCACATATTCTTGAAGTGTTTCCTCTGTCCATTCTACATTTTGTCCTACGTTTTTTAAATTTGGATTGCCGAGATAATTTTCACTCGCCACGTTTTCCCTTCAGTAACTTTTGTAGTTCAGCTGTAGACCCCACAAATACTGCGTTATTGACAGTAGTAGTGTGTCCACCCTTTTCTATACTTAGTTCTTTTTTGGTTTTATGTAGACCCATTAACTCTTTATTGGCATCCAAGCCGGATTTGATTAATTGACCAA